ATCCGGTCGTCTTCTGGAACCACGACTACAACGACCCGATCGGCGCCATCTCGGACCTCGTACGAGGCGACGATGCGATCGAGGCGTCCTTCCGATTCGCGCAGAAGCCGGACGGATGGGAAGGACCGTTCAAGCCGCAGTACGTCGAGGCGCTCGTGATGCAGGGCATCGTCAAGGGTATCTCGATCGGCTTCAAGCCGAAGGAGGACGGCACGCGCAAGGCGACCGACGTCGACCGCGCGAAGTACGGCGACCGCGTCCATACCGTCTACTCCAAGTGGGAACTGATGGAGGTCTCGATCGCGCCGCTGCCGGCGAACCCGCGCGCGCTGATCACCGCGGTCTCCAAGGGATACGTCGACCGCGAGCAGGTCAAGGCGTTCGCCGGCGTCGACCTCGGTCGGCGGATCTTCGTCACGGTTCCCGACCTCGGCGCACTTTCGAGTCTACCCAATGCGGTCTCCCGAGCGGATAGGCGCAAGGCCTGAGCCGATGGGCGACGCTCGTCACCATTACCACCCGACCAAGGAATCTCCAATGCGACTGATTACGCTCGCAACCGCTCAGGAAGAACTCCAGCGGATCGCCGACCAAGTCGGCACCAAGTCGTTCGTCAAGGCCAAGGCGCTCTACCTCCAAGGCGTCGCCATCACCGATGAGACCGGCGCGCCTCTGTCCGTCGACGATCTCGACGTCGTCATCGCGCCGGCCGCCGGCTCGACTACCGAGGACGCCGAAGATGAGCCGATGGAAGATGAAGGCGAGAAGGCCGTCAGCGACGTCGTCTCGGCCGTCGCTCCGAAGGCCGCGAAGATCGACCGACGCAAGGCGCTCGGCGGCATCGCGATCAAGACCAGCGGCAACGCGTTCGCGCCGCGTCGCAAGACCTACGGCCGTCTGCGGAACTTCCGCGACGGCGGAGACTTCGACGCCGTCGAGAAGGCGTACCGGTTCGGCCGGACGTTCGCCGCTATGGCGGGCAGCCGCAAGTCGCTCGACTGGTGCGAGCGGAACGGGATCCAACTCAAGACTCATACCGAGTCGAGCAACCCGGCCGGCGGCTACCTCGTGCCCGAGGAGTTCGAGAACGATCTGATCATGCTCCGCGAGGAGTACGGCGTGTTCCGACCCTCGGCTCGCGTCCTCCCGATGGCCGCCGATACCAAGCGGATCCCGCGCTGGAAGTCTGGACTGACCGCGCAGTGGGTCGGCGAGACCTCGGCGATCACCGAGTCCACCAGCGTCTTCGAGTCGGTCACGCTCGTCGCCAAGAAGATGGGCGCGACCGCGGTCGTCTCGAACGAACTGAACGAGGACGCCATGGTGTCGATCGGCGACTACGTCGCCGGCGAGATCGGCAAGGCGTTCGCGCTCAAGGAGGACCAAGCCGGATTCATCGGCGACGGAACCTCGACCCACGTCGGCATCCAAGGCGTCGCGTACATCCTCCAGAACGGTACGAGCGGCAAGCAGTACTTCGACGCGAACCTCACCGCGTTCGCCGATCTCACCATCGACGATATCCACACCACGATGTCGCTCCTCCCGCAGTACGCCGACTCGCAGAACTGCGCGTGGTACATGCACAAGACCGTGTGGCACGGGATGTTCGAGCCGGTGCTCTCCGCGCTCGGCGGCACGACCGTCTCCGAGGTTCAGGCTGGCTACGGCCGCACGCCGATGCTCCTCGGATACCCGGTGCGGTACACGCAGGTGATGCCGTCCGCGATCGCTGCGGATACCGCGATGGCCGTCTTCGGCGATCTGTCGCTGGCGGCCACGCTCGGCGACCGTTCCGAGACGTCGATCGTCGTCGACGCGTCGGCGACCGTCGGCGGCGTGTCGATGTTCGAGACCGACTCGCTCGCCGTTCGCGGTACGCAGCGCCTCGACATCAACGTCCACGACACCGGCGACGCGACCACCACCGGTCCGGTCGTCGCACTCCGCGCCTGACCCAATGGGGCTGGCCTTCGGGCCAGCCCCCTACTTGGAGAACCAACCGTGATTCACGCTCAGAACACCGCGATCCAGCAGGTCATCGACCCGATCGCCACCGCCGGCTCGACGACCGCCGAGGAGATCGACACCGTCGGCTACGACTACGCGCTCGTCCTCGTCATCGTCGGCGCCTTGAACACCAACGCGACCGCCTTCGAGATCCAAGAGTCGGACGAGTCCGGCTCCGGCTTCGCGCTCATCACCGGCGCCGACTTCGACGGCGGCACGGATATCGACGGCGCGACCCTCGCGCTGCCGACCGCGGCCTCCGGCGATAACAAGGTCTACGCCTTCGAGATCGACCTCCGCGGCCGCAAGCGCTATCTCAAGCCGGTGATTACCTTCGGCGGTTCGACGACGGCCGTCGGCTGCGTCGCGATCCTCAGCCGCGCGGCCGAGTCGCCGGTGACGACCGCGCAGCGCAGTCTCGCGTCGTCCCTCGGTGGCGTCTGCCGCATCTAGTCCTCACCTCCTTTGGGGGAGGTCGTCGGCTTCGGCCGGCGGCCTCCCTTTGGAGTCGCGAATGATCGACGGCCGCAACTTCCACTTCCGGCTCGCCTACGTCGGCGACTGCACGCTCGGCCTTATGCAGTCGGCGATCGTCGACACGGACGGATACTCCGAGGCGATCTGGCTTGCGACCTATACCCTCGATGCCTCCGGCGTGCCGAAGCCGGAGGTGGGCACGTTCACCATCAATGGCGACGACGATCCCGCGATGGGTTCCTCGTCGGCTCTATTCTCGGCTGGCTCGACGCTCCTCACGAACGGCGCGACGTCTACGCTGCCGGAGGACGGAGAACTGAAGGTCATCTCGATCGCCGTATCGAGAGACCGTCCAACGCGGCGATACCAGCGAGCCGTCTCGGTCGGCAACCTCGACGGCGGAGGAGCCGACGTCATGCAGACCTACATCGTCTGCGCGCTCCGCCACGACGGGAGATATCCGCCAGAGAACGTCCTCACGGCCGGAACAGGTGGCGAGGCGTTCGAGATCACCTCGGAAGGACTCGTGCGATGAGGCGATACGCTCAAGTGACCGCTCGCGTCGCGAATCCGCCGCAGGCGGAGGTCGACGCGGTACGCAATCCCGTCGATCTCGCCGGCGTCGACTTCGCGACGTACGTCTTGGCGTGGAAGTATTCCGGGAACGGAAGCGTCACCCTCAACGAAGGCGACGATACCGGCTCGATCGACTCCGAAATCTTTGATCTCAGCGCTAAGGGCACCGACGTGACGATCGAAGGGACAAGCGGAACTCGTCCCAACAGCGCCACCGGAGAACTTCGCGTGGTATTCATCGACACGACGCTCCGCAAGCGGTACATCGAGTCGATCGTCAGCGGGAACGACGCCGCGAGGCTCGGCTCCTTCGTCCTGCTCACGCGCCAAGGCGAGTGGAACGACGCCGACCAGTCCAACGCGGACGCGACCGCCGGCGCTGGAACCGGCGAATACGCGAGGATCGACTGATGGCGGTCGGAAACTACGCGCTCACGACCCTCGCGACGCTCAAGTCGTGGCTCTCGATCACCGACTCGGCCAGCGACGCGCTGCTGGAGTCGGCGATCGACCGCGCTACGGCGCTCATCGAGGCCGTCTGCGACCGCGAACTGAAGGCGCGAACCCACTACGAGTGGGCAATGCCGCGCGGCGAGCGGTCGCTGGTCGTCCGGCACTCGCCGATCGTCTCGGTCGACCTCGTCGCGTACGGCCGGACGCCGGCGATGGCGATCACGTCGGATACGTCGGCGACCGACGTCGTCGCCACGGTCGGATTCGACGGCTCGACCCTCCGGCTCTACAAGGTCGCGGCCGACGGAACGACCTCGACGGCGTCTCTCAGCGTCTCGACGTACGCGACGACGTCCGCGCTCGTCTCCGAGATCCAGTCGGCCGTCTCCGGCTGGTCGGCGACGCTCACCCAGAACGCGTACGCGCGGTCCCTCTACCGCGTCGGAGGCCGGTCGGCCGTCTCCGCGGCCGTGACCCTCAACTACCCGATCGACTCGGCGGCCGAGTACGAGGTCGACCACTCGAGCGGAACGATCCACGTGACGGTCGATCGGTTCCCGGTCTCGATGGGCGACCTCAACCGGTTCCCGTCCGGCTTCTTCCCGGTCTTCGTCCAGTACGCCGGCGGATACGCGACGATCCCGGCCGACCTCGAACAGGTCGCGATCGACGTCGCGGCCGACC